TGACGCTAAGAAGGCGACCAGAAAAACAAGTCTTAAAATTACAAAGACGAAATAATAAACAAATATTCTGTAACTTTACTAGGTCTATTTTTTCTATTGCGACTGCCCTTGTAACATGAATAGTCTATTTCAATTTTTTCATATTTATAGAGTTGAAGGAGTTCTTCCCATTCAGATAATGATATAAACCCTTCATTATTGTATGATATTAATGTATGTTTAGCTTTAGTGGTTGATAGTTCCAAGGTACGTCTCATAGCATCTTTGATCTTATTTTTATAATTATACTGACTTTTGTTCCAGCCTCCGGGAATACCTGATACTTTCGAAACTGTATGAGGTCTTTCATTGGTGCAAATTAGATTTAACATGAAATAGTTTGATCCATATGGGTGTTGGTTATATGGAGGATCCAAATATATGAGATCGACCTCTGGTAACTGTTCCAAAAAATCGCATGCATCTTGGCGTTTTACTTCAACACTTTTACTTGGTTCAATCCAGATTGGAGGTTCAACTTCAATCCTTTTTGTAATTCTATCGTGTGCGTGTCCATTTTTGCCACCCCAACCACCTTTGTGAAAACCCTTAAATACACCAGATGTGTTTGTGTGAATACTAGCTTTTACAATAAGTGGTCCAAGACAGTAAGGTTTTAAGTGATCGGGTACATTACGTTCAATGTATTCTAGCATTCCATCGATTCTTCTACCATTTTCTGGAGTGTAAAACTGTCTTTCATTGGAAGCATACATTTCGGTAATAAAACCAACTTTATCAGGACAACCATTCATTTCGGTTAAATGGTTTATGATTTCATCCTGATCAAACCAGGAAGGTGTTTTCAAAAAACATTCGGAAAGAACTTCACAGTACTTTTCCAAATCATTGACATGCAATTTTTCACATTTTGTCAATAACATTCTTGACACGACACCGGAACCCGAAAATGCATCAGCACATGTCCGAGGTTTAAGTTTAGTGATGACTTCTTCTATGACCTTTACAAGTTTCCTTTTATTACCAATATAGGTAATCATAGGTTGATTGACAAAATCATTCATTCTTATCAATCTATAATTTCAATTCTCTAATATAGACTGCGTCACTCATTTTTTTCAAAAACATAAGACTATACTAAATGTCCACGGATATAAATACATTGAATCTTTCCGACAATGGCGATGGAATGGTACCACTCAATGATCACCCAACAACTAATTTCGTCAATAACACGCCAAACCGCGAAGCGTTTTCACAACCTGAAAAAAATGTGAGTCAAAATAAACAGACGATGGACTCTACTCCAATTAATGATATTATGATGGAACCACCAATGATGGTTGATGAGCCCAGAATGCAGGGAATGATGCCACAAATGACTGCCCCACAACCTCAGGGTAGTTATGCTATGCCACAACAAGAAGCTAAACCAGAAAGCAAGAATCCATTCAATCTTACCGATGATCAAATGATTGCTCTCATTGCCGGCGCTGCGGCGGCTCTTGCTGTTTCTAAGCCAGTTCAAGACAAGCTAGTTACTTCTATTCCAAAGTTCCTCAATGAACAAGGGAGCCGAAGCATGGTTGGCTTGGCTTCAACCGGTTTGGTTGCTGCTATTGTCTTCTACATTTCTAAGGATTACATCGTTAAGCCCTGATTTTCCCAACCCATATTACTATAGATTGAATTATCAATACCTGTATAATAGGTAATTAGAGCTCCCGTCGCAAATGCCGACATGAGCAAGGCACTCAATTTAAGTGTCTTGCTTCTGTCACTTCCGTACTTTTCAATCGCTTCCCTACTTTCACCCCACAAAGCATTTACCGCAAATGTAATGATTAGGGCGATGATACTCGTTGAGAGGAAGAAAAGGCGATCAACCGCAAGTCTTGGAACATTACCAATTATGTAACGAAGTACATTTGGTACAATAACTGTGAGCCACACCAGATTAAGATTGTAATTTTCCGAAAAGTGTGGAACAATACTTATCCCATATATGGCAAGCCAATATAGGACGACCATAAGCAAGATACTCAATGGTGTTTTCATTTAATATTCGGTGAGATTATTTATCCTGAACGTGCTGACCGCAGAACTTAGTTCTTTCGGGTATCTTTTCATATATACCCAAATTTACACAAATGTCCCGAAGTTCAAGATAATTGTTCCAAAATTGTTCGGAGTGTGAATATTCATCAACTGTGCAGTGAGCTAATTCGTGAATGAGGACGTGAAAAATGTGATTTACTTCTCCATCGAGACATAGAGCAATTTCCCCACCTTTATTAGTGTTGTATCCTACAGATCCATTCATCTTCTTCATACCTGTAATTGGTACGCACTTCTTCAACATGTGAAACTTTTCATTGTTTGTATCTAAAATATGTTCTCTGAGAATCCGATACTTTTCTTTGACTTCCAAAAATTCCTGGGGCTCTTTGGTCTGTTGAAGAATCCATAAATTGACGAGCAATAATATAATGAATGCTATCATCTCTTATATACAAAGATAAATTTGCTATACAACTCTGAGATGGGATTTCCGGTAAGTCCTTCCCAGAGTTCTAATCTAAAACCAAGTTCCTCTAGGTGTGTCACAAGATGATCTTTATAAGCTATGGGTTCAGACTTTGGTCCGTCTGCGTAAAATGGTGTATCCGTCAGATTGACAAATAACTTTTCGCCAAACCCTCCATTACCGTGTTCCTTCATAAGAAAGAAGTTACCCATATCATCCTTAAGAGGTGTCCTAAATATGATCTTCTCAGAATCTGGTATGATACCTATGAGTTTCCCACCAGATTTCATTCTCTTTCTGATTTCTTTTATTGAACTGAAAAATTTATCTCTTGATGCAAAAATATAATGAAGTGAAAAGTTGTAACATATGAGATCAAACTTTCTATTTGGGCAATTATGAATGTCACCTTCGTAAAAATTTACACGCATGTGCATATTTTTTGCACGACTTCTTGCTTCTACGAGAGCACTCGGTTCTGGATCACACATATTTATGTTTGCTCCACATTTATGCCACTTCTGCAGATCACCTCCGAAGCCGCAACCCACATCCAAAATACTGAAACCTTCTTTTGTAGCATATTGGATTAGAGCTCGCTTTGCATCGTTGTGATTTCTGCGAATCTCCTCCATTGTATATCTTAAAAAAGCATGACCTTTTTAAATACTTAGGAGGGCGAGAGACAATTGTCTATGTCCTATTTTGAATCTACCCGCATACACGTAATTCTTTTTGAATTCATAGCTATTAAGGTACTCTATAATTTTATCTAAATTGATATCTTCTTTTGGAATTAAGCACAACAATTTACCACCAAAGTGTGTAACTTTACCTTTAAAAGCTACTTCCTTCTGTCTAGTGACATTCCTGATATATACACATGGACGACCAAGGTTCTTTTCTATGGTTTTAATGTTTCTCGGGGCACCCCACTCAAACCAATTCTTTTCACTAAACTTTTTTATTCTACGTTCAAGAAGTTGTTCTTTGTTTGACAAAAGATGATTATTTATTTGTGTATTTGATGTTGGAAATTCATTCACAAAAATAAACTTTTCCGAAACATTCTTGTCTGTGAGAATATCCACATTTCCGAATGAAGTTTTGTATATTTCATCCTTTCCAGAAACTAGACCAACATATACATCAAACACATTTGAAACTATGTCACCACTCATTTCAATATCACTAAATGTAATGACCCCATTTGTGACATTACAAAACTTAGTTTCACCATTGATAGAAGTAGATTTATTTGATGCACCCTTTTCATACCTAAAAACAACAACATCAATAGATGCGTTATCAAACAAGCTTTCATTATGCGGAAATAAAAAATTAGTGAATGATCCAATTTCATTCATTTTCTTAATAATTGAAGATGCGCTCGTCAATTTTATGAAATCGGAAGGTACAATAAAAATGAGCTCTCCTCCGTCATCTAATAAATGAAAACATTTTTCAATGAATTGAATGTATAAGTTTGTTCCACCATCTTTCACATATGGAGGATTTCCAACTATTGTTTTGTATTTTTCTTGGAAAGTGTGTGTCATAAAATTACAATATGTAGTAGGTTGAAAATCATTCAACTCTAGACACGGAACTATGGTTGTATCTATTTCAAATAAATTCATTGGATAATTGACATCAAATTCTTTGAACTTTTTCAAAAGATGTCCCGCCCCAAAAGACGGTTCAAGAAGGGTAGAACCTCTGTTTTTAACCCAGTCAAATACATGCTGCTGAAGGTCGTCATTTATTGTAAAGTATTGACCTAGGTCTTTGTTCATGTACTAGAGGGACTCAAAAACTTTAAGCGGTTCAGCCATCTTCTTGTAAAGTTCGTGTAACTTGGTTGTTAGCATTTCACGATATTCTTGATTTGTTCGACTAACTCTCGAAGAAGGCCATGCAAGTTGAAAGTCATTCG